CACAATTGTGTTATCATTAGCTTCGTTAACAATTTGTGTAAATTTGTTAAGATACTGCCTAATATCTATAGTCATTTTATCCCCCTACAACAGCTTTTGCATTTTCTGTAGCTGGGATATCTTCTGATTCACCGGTAGGCACGCCAGCTGTTGGTTCATGATCTCTTTCTTGTCTTGCTTTTTCTAATTCTTTTAGAAGTTCCATCACTCTGTTAGAACCTACAGATTCTTGTGCACTTTCGCCGCCTAAATCTTCTTGTGTTAACACTGCTTCATATGGAGCTGCATCTTCGGGCTCGTCAGTTTGTTGTTCTTCAATAGGATCGCCTTCTCCACGCACAATGATGTGACTATGTCCTACACCGCAACAATCTACTAGATATCTTTCTAGCACGTAAGGTGTAGTTGGATATTGCACTTCTGCTTCAAAATGATTAACTTCGCAATTTGTAAGTTGCGGAAAATCTAAAGGCTTTGCTTGTATTGGTGTAGTTTTGCCTGCAGAAAGATTTAAAAGTTTAAATTTGTCTAAACTTCTTTCTAAATCGTCTTTGAATCCTTCTGGCATTTCTCCTGCTAGACGGATAATAAATTTATATGTTTTAGTTGACTCAGTCAAAAAATCAGAAAAAGTTCTCATGATAGACTCCTATAAAACTATTTATCTATTTTCTTTAATGTATCAAGCAGTGCATTGCGATCAATTACTAAATCATCTCCATTCACTGTATCAGCAGGTTCGCTAGAAGATTGATCTAATTTTTGTTTGCGTAATTGCAAATCTATCATTTTCACTTTTTTATCTAATTTTGCAACTTTGGCATCTAGTCCTGTTTTTAACATTGTGCCCGCGACTTCGAAAATTCTACCACTATATCTAAGTTCTGCGTTCATACCTAAGTCCATAAGCTGCTCGTAGCTGTCTAATGCACGTTCAGCGATGTCATTAAGTTCTTTGTCTGATTGTGCACCTAACCCAGATACTCTTGGTAAAGCACTTGATATTTTGTCTACTTGATCTGCAACAGATTCAACTTCTTCTGCTTTAGCAAGCTTCTTCTCATAGCTTTTTATATTTTCTTCTTGTGCTTCTTGTACTTTTTCTTCGTCAATAAAATCTTTATTGCCAGGAATATCAAAAAGTTCTTCTAATTTTTTAGTCATAGTAGTTCCTATTATATACTACTATTTATATTAGTGTTTTATTTACGACGTTTTCCTTGGTGGAAGATGTCGTCTTCGTTAATAATTCTAAACACTATTCCGTTTTGCGAACACCAAACAGAAGCTGCTTGCCATTTTGCTTGATTGATTACCCATTGTGTTGCATTACGTTGACTACGTTTGGCACTTTCTTTTAGTGTTTGATTTTTTGGCTTTATCTCAACAAGTTCGACTTTACTTTGACCAGTACTATCTTTGTAACGTAGTAAAAAATCAGGCACATATGTTGTTTTTTTATTGGTCAAAGGATGTTTGTAAGGAATCCTTAATGGTTCACTAGCCCATTCAGTGACGTTTGGATTTTCATCACAAAAGCGCATAAATGCAAACTCCCAACTACTTCTGTATAAAGGTAGTTTATTACCCATATACTTTTTGGGATTTTTTACATTGTACTTTCCTTGTGCAAACTTTGGCATTAGAAAATTACATTTCTATTTTCAACTGTGCTTTGCCTATTTACTTTCTTTGTTCCGAGTATGCTTGTGTTTAATCTATTATGATTTAAAACTTCAGTTACAAGTTCAGAAAGTTGATTTGTCGAATAAGCTTTCATAGTGTCTAATAAACTGAAAACTTTTACATTGTCTATTTTTGCTTGTTGTAGTAAAACTAAACTTACAGCATCAGCTGCTGGTTTACTAAATCTACGTTTTTCAAAAAATCCTCTTACTGCTACTATTTCGTTAGTTGAAAATTCTAATTTTTTAGTAAAGTAAGTGTCAAAAAATTGATTCACTTTTTTATCGTTAGATTTGTTTGAAGTTGAATCTATAGGTAAACTACTGTTGGTACGCATTTATATTCCTAATTTACTATCAAGGCTTGCTAAGAAACTTGCATTTGTACTACGTGCTGCATATTCTGCATCTGCTGCTGCTAAATTCCCTGTGCCGCCTTCTGCTTGATACTGCTGCCTAAATAAAACTCGTCTAGCGCTTTCTAAAGCTGCTGGATTATTTAATAGTTCTGTCTTAGACGTGTTTACAATTTGTTTTGTTCTCTGCTGTAAAGATATAGTAGATTCTTGATTGTTATCTACTTTAGGAAAAGAAAACTCCTCTAACCCGCTGGTTAGTGCATTATCTCTTTCAGTAAAATTATTAGTATTAAAATTATTCCTTCTCAATTTAGAGAAAGTAAGATTACTTTGTTCTTTTCTTTGCTGCTGTTGCAGTGTTCTATTTTTAAATTCATTTTCAAATTGCTTGTTTTGTAATGCTGCATCTTGTAAATCAAATGTGTTAGCTAGTTCTACATTGTTAAAATCTTTATCTACGTTAGTAAATGATAATGTACTAGGTTGATGGTCATAACGTGATTGTGTAAATCCGTCTGGTTCGCCTCCATCTTCTTTAATCTGTCCTGTTTCTGTAAACACTGCTTCGTACTGTATTGTTATACTATTTGCTAAAGCTTTTGCACCTTCTGAATAGTCCAAGTCATCATGATCAAATTTAGATAATATTGGGTTCACTAGTGTGTATCTTGTATAGTTTCCTCTTGATAACTGACTAACGTGTATTTCTCTAAAGAAGTGCTTTTGCGGTATACGTGCGTCTAACCCATACCTAGCTAAACCAGAAGCATAGACGTTATCAGGGTTATAACCGCTTGGACGAGCACCATAATTTCCGTCCACAAAATAATATTTGTAATATGCTTGTAGTAATGCTGTAGTCAAACTTTTTTTATCGTCATGCAGTTGAACAGTTACAGGATCATACACTATTTTTGTTTGTATATTTTTCTTTTGATTATACCTATTTAATGTTTCTACCTGTGGTGTAAACTTTGGCAGTGAAATATTTTTTACAAGTAAGCCGATCTCATTTATACCTAAACCACTAGCTGCCATAAAGCCTGGTAACATTGCCTTAGCAGCAGGATTTAACACAAAAGCAACATGATAAAGAAATGCTACTTTTGGCGCAAACTCTAGATTATTATCAACAAATAATCTGTTGGCATGCTCGTATGATCCTAAATTGCCTTTTGGACCATAATAACTATCATTTGTTTTTAAGTACGGTGAAAACTTATAAGCCATAATAATATTTATCCATAAAAAAAGGGGGCACAAAACCCCCTCTTTGTATATTAAACTCTAAGTGTATTACACACCAGCGCCTGTGCTTAAAGTGTTTGTAGTACGATCTACTGCTGCACCTATTCCAGCACCTTGTGGTGTTTGAATTGCGTTGTCATAACGTATGTCTAAACTTATAGTCATTGCGTCTGATGTTGAATAGTTAAGCTGATTATAATTTGCACTTGACAAATAACACCCTACTAATTCAAATGTTTCTAGTACCGCAGGTTCATTTATGCCATTACCGCCGTCTAAAATTTCTATATGAGTCTGGAATTTGTAATCTAACCCAGATGCTGCACTTGCTTGCTCATAAAAATCAAACTGTTTTTGTAACTGTTCGCCTACTAGTAACTGAACATTATTATTAACATCTTCACGTAAGTTAATACTTATATTTTGCCATTCGTGCTTACCAGCCAAATATATTCTACTATTGTACGAATGTAGTTCTATTTGATCAAAGTTTACAGTTGGCCTTGTCACGTCAATAACTTGCTTAGTTAATTCAGTAGTAGGTGTACTTACTCCGAAGTTAATAAATGACACTCGGAATCTGTACTGTAACTTTGGCATCAACAGTGCTTGGTTATTTGCGCTCTGATTATTGGAAAGCGGCACTGTCATTTTGTTAAGCGTACCTACTGCCATATTTTTTGCTCCTCTTTGTTACTAGTATTTAGCCGTTTTAGAGATTTGCTATCTCACCGGTATTTTTAATACGCAATGGAATGTAAATAAATTCAATTGCTTTAACTGGTTCAATTGCAATATCAATATAAAGTTCGTTACGATCGATTCTAGCTGGTGTATTATTTGTTTCATCACATACAACTAAGAAGTCATAAAGTGCTCTGTTACCAACAAGCTCTAGTAATAAACTTTCACAAGCTGCTTTGATTTCATCTCTAGTGATTTTATCATTTGGCTCAAATAGATACGGCTTTGCAAGTTTCTTTAACTGCTTTCTCATATAAATGATAAGTCTTGCAACATTTATACGGTCAAGTGCGCTTGCATTTCTTGCTCTTGTTTTTTGTCCGAACGCTACTAAGCCTGAACCACTTATGAAAGTTATAGGATTTATTGCATTTTCATAAAGCGTATCTCTTTGACCATTGTTAAGAGATATAGGTGTATATTCACCTTCACTATTTACAAATCCTGTAGAACTAGCGTTTGTAATACCGCCACGTCTTGTGCCTGCTGGTGCAAACCATGGGAACGAAACTTGGTCACTTAAACTAATAGTTCTAAGCATCATGTGACTTGGCGGAACAACAATATCGTTTCCAAAGTTATCACTTGAGAAACCACTTGGATAGTAAACGCCCATATATTCATCTCTGCTAACAATTCCGTTTTCGTCATCTTGTGGGCTATTTGCGGAGTTAAGTGCATAAGCTTGTAACGATGGAGTATCACTTGTTAATCTAAACGGCGTGTCAGCTACAATAAATGCAGTTAAGTTTCTATCAAAGTTCAAACTAATCATTTCGTTATGTAGCTCTGGATATCCAGGAGTTGCTAGCAAGTTAAAGTCATAGCTTTCGTCGTCTCTAATTTCTTCGCTGCTGTTCATTGCAGACTGTATAGCAGTAACAACTACTTTACGCTGTGCAAAACGTCCAAAGTTACCAGCACCGTTTTCTTTATTTGCACTATCGGTTACCCAACGATGTGGATAGTAGTTAGTCATCGGCACTGCACCTTCTACGCCCATACGTAGATTATCTGCGTTTAAGTCAATGTAATTTCTTTCGAAACGTCTTACATTGTAACCACTTCTACGTAAGTTCCATAGTAGCATACCTTTTGGATATAGTGCTGGGTCTGGAGCATCTGGATCTAAGAAATCTGACTCTAGGAGTTCTTTTATTGTTCCGCTAGGTGCAACTGGTGAGTCACCGCCTGTACCGCCGGATGTTCCAAAGCGAGCATCATCAAATAGCACTCCGTCTTCTGTGCTTTGATCTGTTATGTCTTTTGCCGAGCCCCATTTAGCTTCTATTGGTCCTGGAATTGTACTATCATATACATAAATCAAAGGATAGTTATCTAGGTCAGCTGTGCTTACCCAAATATCGCCATCTACAAGAGCACTACCGTCGCTTTGTGTTTCTGGCATTGTAAATCTAACCTGCGGACCATTTGGATCAGTATCTGCAAATGCATTTTTGTAACCTTTCCAAGTTGTACCGTTGTGATAAAGAATATCAACTTCGTCAATTACACTGCTATACCAACGCTGTCCTTGATCAGCAAGAGCAAGTGGAGCTGCTGTTGATGCTGTGTATGTTAAAGGACGCCAGTTTGTAGCTTGGAACTGTCTAGGACTTGTAGAAGCGCCTGTGCCGTCTACATAGTCTAAGTTTACCATGCTTACTGGATTAGTAGCTGAGTACGGAAGGAATCCTATTGTGTTTAGTAATCCGTCAGTATCTACAAACTTTATTTCACCGCCTAAAGCGTGTGTAATTCTAATTTGGAATAAGTCTGTTACTTCTGCACTTACATGGTCAACATTTGCAGCATTAATAGCATTTGCAATAGCGTCTGCGTCTGCACTCTTACTACCTGTTGTAGTAACACTTACTGTAGTTGCAGCATCGTAAGTTTCTTGATTCTTTTCTGTAGATGTCATTGTAAAGGTATTTGTACCTGCACCTGGATTTGTATCAGAAATTGCATCGGTTGTAATCACTGTTGCGCCCGACGCTACTCTTTCATATATTCTAAAGTTAGCTCTCGGAGGTGTAACTGCATCTACATTTACTTTAGCATAAGTTGTGCCTATTGCAATATTTACTCCGCCGCCAGTTGGATCTAATGCTTTCAAAGCTGCTGCGTTAGTATCATATGCTGTGACTTCTCTTTCATCCCATAGTAGTGTGGAACTATTCCAGAAATATAAACCTATGTTTAGCCCTAAGTTAGGTGTAGAAGTTTTAAGCCATACACTGCCTGTCGGACGTGAATATGTATCACCAGTTTTCCATTCAGGCACAGAAGTATGTCTTGATACTTGTAAAGCAGGTGGATAATATGTGCCAGCAGTAAGACCCATTTGTGTCAACTTACTGCTGTCGCCGCCTAATATAATAGGGCCGCCTAGTGTACTATCGTCTGCACCCGAACTTGTACCATCGCTGTATATTTCTAAAAAACCGTCTACGTTTGCAGCAGTTATGCCATCAATAGCTAGTGTATTAATATTACTTGCTATTGTAGTCACAGTTTCTTGGTCAACAGCAAGCACAGTGCCATTAATTGTAATGTTTGCACTGCCGGCAGTTAGTGTAGGGTTTGCTGAACTAGCTTTAATTGTAGGCCAACTTTTTGTCCATGCGCTTGAACCTACTTCTACCCAAGTACCACTTATGTTTTTGTACCAATACTTTACAACATTAGTCAAAGTTACTACAGCATATTCGCCAATTGCACCTACAGAACCCTTAGGAGTATAATCTGCACCTGCATAATCTACAACCTGATTTTGTTTTGTAATGTATATAGGTACTGCGTTAGAAAAAGTTTGCCCATTTGTTACAGTCTTAGCAGCGCCGTTCCAAACTTGAATTCCCCATTTTGTGTCATCTGCGTCTAGCCAAGCTGTACCGTTTGGCGGAAATGCATCCGGCGCTTCGTTGGTTGGTGCTAGCTCTGCAAGATCTACGTCTGCTCTCACTACATAAGCACGGTTGCTTACGCCTAAGTAAGAATATGCTGCTTGCAATCCATATTCATTCAGTTCACCGCCGTGAATTGCATTATTGTTTTCGTCTGTTTCGAAAACAGGATCACCAAAGAAATCTGCAAGTTCACGCTGCGAGCTTATTAAGTAAGGCTTTCCAGCGTTTGCGCTAGTAGTCCCTTGTGCAATACCTGTTGCTGAAGCATTTGCCTTGTTTTCGCGACTTGCAACAAATATCATTGGAATTGTACCAGGTTCAGCTGGGGTGTAAAAACTTTCGTCTATTACTGTGACCTGAACGCCTGGTGAAACTAATCCTGCCATGTTTTTCTCTCCTAATGGGTTTTTAGTATTTATACATTTTGAGAGAAAAAGTTGTACTATTTACGGTGATCTGCTATGAATTGAACTACAGAATCTATTTGCTCTCTAAGATAAATTATATCTTTATTATTGTCAATTACAAAGTCGGCCATCGATATATCTAGAGTCATACTATTACTTTGTTCTTGTGGTAAAACTTTTGATCTATCAACCCAAAGCGCAAAGTCAAAAACTTTTTGTTCTTTCATAGCATGAAACTCTTTAGCGTTTCTAAGACCGCAATAAATGTCATATGCTTTAAAAATTTCAGTGCCTAACTTTGCAGGATTATCTTTATTATATCCACTAATTAAATCATACCATTCGGCCCTGTGATTATGCCTATCTACATAGCATTCTTCATAGTTTTTGTAATTATATTTTTTTTTAA